CCAGAATCTTACCACCATCAAACCTAGATACTACTGCTCTACGGACAGGAAAGGTCTTGCCTCTAGGCATGTTTTGGAAGTTAGGATTCCTAGAAGATAGTCTACCAGTGCTTGTAACACATTGCATAAACTGTGGATGTATCCTATCTGAGTAATCTAAATTTTTTTCTATACCTTCAATAAAAGTTTTTAGGTAAGTCTTAATAGCATTATACCTAAGATAATTTTTTATAAACAGGACAGCTTCTGGTGTACCTCTTTCCTTATATAGAGAAAGAGCATCAGCATCTGTTTTAAATCCTGCAGTGCTACATCCTTTAGGGTCTAGTGGTGTTAACTTAAATCCTGCAACTCTACCTGTAGGCATATATTGTATTCCTACACCTGAGCAAGACTTACATATAAACCTAGCATTACCCCATGTGCCGTCTTTTCTTTTCTTAGCTACTTTTCCATAGCCATTACAAGGACTACATTTCTGTGCCTCAGACTTTTGTTGTACAGTAGTGTTGTTTACGACTGCTCTCTTAAACTGTGCCTCAGTCATGTAGGCTCTACGTTTAGGTTTTTTAGTGTTGCCTCTGACTTCGTAACCTAAGTTAAATGTTTTTATCCAATTTTTCTTGTTGTTTATAGACCTAGAAAATAGAAGTTTAGACCTATCATCAGGACTAGATAAGTTAATAGGCATATCTCCCATAACTCTAGTTACTTCTTTGCTTAAAAATAAATCTAGTTCTTCTAGTTCTTTTGTGTATTCATCTTTAACAAGGTTAAGAGCTTGACGATCAATCTTGATGCCATCTCTTTCCATACCTGCTAAAACTTTTGTTACCTCAAAAGACAGGTACAATGTGGGCTGCAATTTGCTCAATGCTCTTTCCTTCTTGTTTAGACTGACTAACAGCTACTTCATAAGTAGATTGCACATCAGCAATTCCATATTCCTCTACTATCTCAGGTGGGATTATATCAAATCCTATACCTTCTTTCAAGTAGTTTTCTAAAATTTCTTTTTTCTTCTTGGTAGTAGTTTGGTGTCTACGACAACACTCATCAAGACTTAAAGGAACTTTGACACCTCTAGCCCATATGTAATCAAAAACCATAGTATCATAGACTGCACCATCGTAGGTAAAACCTGCGGCAAACAGCCATTGTAAGTCAAACTTTATATTGTGACCTAGTAGTACGTCTGCTCTATCTAAAGCATCTTGTACTATCTTCATATTGTCTAATGTTGGTTCTTTGTTTGAGTGATAAAACCATACATACTCTACAGGCTTATCATCTTCTTTAAAACCTACAGATACTAGTTGGTTACCTCTAGTGTAAGGAGAAGGATCGTAACCCTTGTCTGTTTTTATAAAAGTTGTTTCTACATCTAAGGTTAAAATCATTTTATCACTACCTCTGCTTCTGTTTCTATAACTACCCTAGCACCACAAGAAAGCAAAGGTTTATCGTTACCTCCATAAATAACTTTACTATTACCTAGTATTTCTACACTATGACCGTAGGTATTTTTCTTTCCTTCTTTAACAGTTAACACAGGCTCATTAGTTCCATGTTTTCTATTTGCTCTAATCTTGTGCATATTAACATGTATATATTTTTTACTCATTCGTAATACCTTCCTGTAAGTTTATCTATCTCACAGACAATGTGACCATGCCACCCTGAAATTTTATTTTTTGAAACGCACAGGAATCGAGTATCATCATCTTCACCAGGATTTTTGCCTATGCCTATAATAATATCTGCTTCTCCTGCCTTGCCAGTCTTAGAGCCATCTAACATAGCAAAATCTAAAAACTGACGATTGTGTGCATCATAGCTTGCCTGAGAAACTGCCCATACCATGCAAGCATTTCTTTTAGCTATCTCTCTTGCATTTACATAAAGCTCTTTCAATCGTTCATCGCCTCTACTAAACTCACCATTTACTTTTACCTTATCTAACTGGTCTATAAACAACACATCAATCTTATTTAATTTTGTAAACTGATCTATCTCAGTAACATCAGAGCCTACAGAATCCATAATGTAAAGGTTATCTTCTATCTCTTCTTTGTATACTCTTTTTATATTTTCTATCTCTTGCATGTAAGTTTCTTTGTGTACATTAAAGTAGGCAGTTAATACTCTGGACTTCATCCGTTTAGCTGTCTCTTCATTCATAATGTAGCCTACCCTGTGCCCCTTACGTATTGCTTCTGCAGCTAAGAAAGCACAGAAAGATGACTTACCACTTTCAGGTCTAGCAAAGATAATGCCAAGGTTGCCTACCAGTAGCCGAATCTTGATTTATTATTTGGTCAATCATCATTCGTAGATCACCAAAGTTAGCTGAGTCGCCATTCCATATATCAATAGCTGTTTCGCCTACCTTTCTAGCCATCTCTCTACGCCAAAACTCAGTAAGCGTATCCATTACAAAGTTAGGATCGCCTTCTACATCTTCTGGTATATCTTTAATAGCCTCTTCAACTAACTCTCTTGTGGAGTCAGGCATGGCAGGGTATAGGTTTTTGTGAACCATAAAAAGATTGTCTTTTGATAGATCACCTTCATACTTAGTATGGTAGTGCATTACTGCGTCAAAGATAGTTTTGTATTTCTTATCAAACATATCTTTTGTGACAAGAGCTTTCGCCTTATCAAAGTTTTCTCTACTTAAAAGTAGGGATATTATTTGTGACTCCATTGTTTTCTCCTAAAAAGGTTAGAGTATTATATTGTATTTATCTTAGTTAA